TCTGCTCTAGATAGGCTTTTACCTTTTCCTGCTCCTCTGTATAACGAATCGCGTCTTTGACAGCTTCAAACTCTTGGACTTCAACTTCCAGTCCCTCAATGGTCAAACCCACACGAGGCGGGTATGGACGAATGCTTCCGACTTTGTAATAGGAGCCCATATACAAGATATGAGAAATCCTATTCACACGGTCGGTTGAGTCATTCATCAACGAAACGTCAAACTTCAATTCAGCCTTAGTGTTTTGGTTTATTGAGCTTCGGTCTTCTACGTTAAAAGATTTAGAAGAAATCTTAGCGGTTATAAGGGGCGATACAGTATACTTATACTCATGCACCCCTACGCTAATTTCTTCAGGCTCTTTAGAACGGAAGATAAGTCGAATTCCAGCTTTTGTCATTGTATTACCTTCCTATCTACCAGCCATGCTTATTCAGCTTTCTTTGGTTTCTTTGGTTTTGGAGCTGTTTCAACTGTTCCGAGTTTCTTCTCATCTTCAGTCATATCAGCATTGTTTACAGCTGCATCATAATCTACAGCCTTAGCGCCGATACCCTTCACTTCAGTTGGGTCAGTTTGAACTGTCCAAGTTGGTTTAGTCTTAAGACCAGTAGAATCAAAGTTCACAGCAGTTTCCTCAGTTGCTTCTGGATCAGTTACCTTAACAACGATAAATGATTTAGGAGTAACGATAGCGCCAGACAGACGAGCATGCATCAAGTATTTATGTTGCATGAAGTCGAGATCGAAGCTATCGAATGTAGCGATTTGTCCGTTTGGAGACATACCGAACTGATAGTCAGCCAAGTTACCGATTACGAATGTTCCTTGAGGAAGTGCACGGTATTCAACCACTTCTTCACACATGAAGTAAGCTGCAATGTTTGCATTACCTGGTACTTGGTTGTTATCCATTGATGGTGCATACAAGTAACGGCCATTACCATCTTTCAACGTCTTCAACTTAGCCAAGTCAAATGGGTTGATGTAAAGTGATGGTTTACCAGAACCTTGGTATGCTGGGAATGCTTTCTTAATAACGTCATCAACTGCAGTCTTGAATGTAGCAGATGTAATGTTGATTGTGAACAATGGGTGGTCCTTAAGGATTGGGCGAATATGGAGTTCGCTAATCTTTTCAGGGTTACGTTTACCAGTAGAAAGAGTCAAGTCACGGCCGTCTGAAAGGAAAGCCGCTTTAACAATTTCTTCTTTGAATTTCGCAGTTTGAACTTGTTGGATAAAGTTTACAGCTGCAAATCCACCATCTTGCAAGTCAATCAAGTCATCATGGTCGATTGTTTCGCGACGGTGAATAGAACCTGGAGTAGTTTCACGGAAGTAAACTTCTTCGATAGAGTCCAGAGTTTGGTTACCTTTGATATAACCACGAGCACGAGCTTCGTCTTCAGTCAAGTTAGCGAACAAGTTCTTAACACGCGGAAGTGGAGATTTACCGAATTGACCCATGATCTTATCGATATTCAAACCGCTTGGGTTATAAACGTTCAGTCCACCATTAGTAGCTGGTTGTGGGAACAGAGTTTCCATACCAACCAAACCGTGTTGGATAGAATCTTCACCCAATACACCGTTAGCACGCAACACGCCTGCAAGTGTAGAAGCGTTGCCAGAAATAGCACTATGTAATAGAGTGTCAAGTTCCTTGTGGTCTACAGCTGCAGCACCTTGGAATTGGTTATGTTTCAAAATATCTTCTCCTTCAAAAATTGAATGTGACACGGACTCTCCTGCATCTGCAGGATCATCACCTTCGGAATAACCGTCTTCAGACTCAAATCCATCTTCTTCGGAATCATAATCTGAATAGTCTTCTTCTTCATCGTAATCAGCGTCTTCATCAAGACCGCGGATTTCTAATTCATTTTGAGCTTCTTCGTCCTCAGCATCGATAGCTTCGGCAATGTCTTCTACAACACCGTTGACCAATGTTGCTAGTTCTTCGTCAGTAAGCCCTTCTAAAAGTTCTTCGTATGAACGAGACATCTGTCCCTCCTTTTCTTCGTTAGTCTCTTCATCAGAATCATCTGAGTGAAGAAGAACCTGTGTAATCCCGGTGTAGATAACACCGCGATCGCTTTCATACTCTTCAGTCCCGTAAGCGCTATGGAGCATAACATGTTCAATAACAGCACCAGGGTTCGCACCCTTAAGAACTAGACTTACTTCATAGATTTCTCCATGGATTACGTCATTACCGTTCTTACGGATACCACGAGCGCCAATAGACATAGCATTTAAATCGCCATGTTTGAGAAGCGTACGAGTATCTTGGGCATGGTCTGTATCGTTAAGATATCCATATCCATAGACACCCTCATCGCGGTGCTGAAGAATCATATACCCCAATACGTTTGAGGGACTGGAGTAATCGTGTTGCCATACAATAGGCACTTGAGCACCATTACTTTGTCGGAAAGCATCGTGACGAATCGTCACACCATCCGAACAACGAATGTCGTTCTTAGTTACCCATCCGGCGAAATCAGCCTTTTTTCGCAACTACTTTTCCTCCATAAAATTTTATACATCCAATGGATTACCGTATTCATCTACGGGATTACCTTGGGCGTCAACATATCCGCCTTGGCCATCATCATAGATTTCAGGATAACCTTCTTGGGTTGTACCATCATAACCACCTAGACCCATTAAATCGGTACCTGTTGAGATGTTCTTATTAAAGAGCATATCGCCGATACGACTTGGGTGAGGTGCGCGACCTAACATTGCACGAATTTCATTCGATGTGAAAATTGCATTACGAGCAAAGAGGTCTGCTGCAGTACCTAGTTGTTCAACCGGTAGCATACGGAATGGGTCACGGTAATACTGGATCACCTGCCCTTGAGTACGAGCTGTCTTAGTTAGGAAGATACGGTTGATACCATCAACAATAGTCTGAAGTACAGGGTCGACTGCTCTATGGTAATAGAGATTTAGTTCGGCCTGACTCGCAGTACCATCTAAGACTTTGGAAGAAATACCAACTTGGTTGTAGTAATCCTGTTGAAGCTTACGAATGTCGTCCACGAGGTTGTTATTGATGTTACCGCCTGTATGGATAAACTTCTCGTTAGCATCGAGGGTCGCTATACCAAACTGGCTATCTGCCAATTCTTTTTCAAGCTGGGTCTTACGACTCTTAGCCTGTTCCTGACGTAAGGAGCTCTTTGTGGCATATGGGATTTGGATAAACCCGTTAAGTTTACCAGCCGCCACTGCCTTATCTTGAGAGTACATTAAATCCATCTTTTGCTCAAGCAACTTAAGCGTTGAGTTACGGTCTTTAAGTAGACCAATAAGAGGAGACTCTAAGATAACAATCGACTGTTTAGACAGCGTCAAGTCTTGTTCTAAACCATTTTGATCATTATAGACTTTGACCCGAACGGCACGAGGATACCATTGTGTAATCTTACCGACACGCATTGATAAGATATCATAGGAACCGTCGTCGTTAGGTTTTGACGTTGTGTCGACGGGGACAATCGCAACAACACCTTCCTCCAGAAGTGACCAGGCCACATCATAGATAAATGCACGACCTGTTTGGTCAATATTAGCAGATGTTGTCAAACAATTGATCAGACCTGAGTCGACAGAAGTCTGATTACCGTCTTCTTCGTTAATCTTTAAATGTTTAAAGTCAACCATAGCGACATCAAGAGAAATCATAGAAATAATACTATTAATTAAGTCTTGATGTTTAAATGTATAACCACGGAGCGCACCTGATGGCCGACCAATACCTGAGCCGGAAACCAAGTCAGGGTCATAATCGATACCATTGTTGGTTGACATGAATGCGTTCCATGACCCTAGAGGGTTATTTACCATCCTACAAGAATGCCTCCTTATTTCGTTTATAGGCAACCCAAGCATCCATTAGTGCAGCGACGTTATCGATTTTCTCATCACTACGCATCTTGGACAACTTATAGTTACCATTATTATCTTGGATAACAACGGCGTTACCCATAGCATACTTCATGAGCTCCTCAAAGAATATGAGGTCTCGAGAAGTTGCCATATTCTTAATCTCACCTAAAGGTACAGACTCAGTTCTAACACCTTGTCGTACCACTTCCACGCCTACATCGCCATTCTCCATAGTCCAGCGGTCAATAAATTCAGCCGCGTTATATGGGTCATAACCAAATGATACGATAGTCCATTCCATCTCTTCGATATAACGTTCCACATCGTCGTAGACCATTTCCCAATCGAGATAGTTACCCGGCATGATTATTAAAGTGCCCTCAGCTACGAGCTGGTCATACTTAGCTTGCGTCGCCGAGTTTAGACGTAGATATTTAACCTCAGATACATAAGACCTTGTCTGAACACCATATCGACCTCGCCCCAAAGGAACTAGCCAAGTAAATGCCCAGAAGTCATCCCCTTGAGAGGCGTCCATACCCATAGATACTTCCATACGCCTGAAGTTCTGTCTTCGATGAAGCTCAGTTTCTTCAAATGTAAAGAAGTATGTTGTACCTTCAACCGGGATACCAAACCGTTTAGCTAGGATATCATTCCGGTTTGCTGGGGAATATTCCGCACGTCTTACATCACGTTGGTACGCTTCATAAGAAACTGTAATACCGATGTTAGGACAAGCCTTCATCCACATATCAGGGTTTCCAACTTCAGCCACATCATCTAGACGGTAATACCATATAGAAGTATGAGGGTCTTCATATTCACCACGCAAGATAGCTAAGAGCTCACGTTTAATGGAGTCACCAACCGAGTCACGAACCGTACCTTCTGAGGATACTGCCAAGATAAGATAATCATCGATACCATCTTTAGAAGCCGATTGCTCAAGCGCACCAATAACATCTTCTTTGATGTCGCCGGACAACCATTCATCGACTGTCGCATATTTGGCACGAGAACCTTGAAGCTTTTTAACCGTCATTGGTTTAACTTCTAAGATAGAGTTTGTCAAACGATTAACAATACCGTCTTTAGTTACAGCCAGCTGAGACTGGGACTTCTGTGTCCGAGCCTTATTCCGTCCACGAGTAAGTACACGAAATAAAGGGAATCCTTCGTTAGAGCTCCCTGCCCGAGTTATAGCCGTTGCGAAAGGATATAGAACTTCCTCTGCTTGAGCCATAGTAGGGGCTGTTGTAACTTGCTGGGTTGAGTTAGTATCCATTACTAAACCAAAAGCGTGATGTAGCGTGGCATATAAAGACTTGGCGTTACCCCGGGCCACAATAAGGTATTGTTTATTCCGAAGTCTACGCTTATGTCTAATCATTTTGAATTTTCCGGTTTGAGGGTCGTAAACCTTCTCCTCTTTAAGCTCAAACCATGCCAATAAATCCTCTGCCCATAACCTAAATGTAGGAAGTAGAGTTAGAGGACGACCATCAACCAAGGTCATCTCATTCTCACAAAAGTCGATAAAGCCTTGTATAGCATCTGGGTCGTAATAATAGTTTGGGTTAGCGATATCCGCGTCGATACGGTTCATTTGCATCGATATTTCACGGCATACAGGAATCTCTCCACGCAGTACAGCGTCTCGAAATCTACCGTACTCGACAGGAACCGCAGTATTACTTAATACCACTTGTTAGACTCCTTTGCTCTAAATACGTTTCTAGTATTTATACTTCTTGAACTTAGGCTTGTTACCATTTGAAGCATCTACTTCTTCAATAGTCCGACTATAAGAAGAACGGTTTCTATCCTTCTTCTTCAAAGCCTCTTTATGGCGGTTATTCATATCGACCTTGCGTTGGTCGTCTTTTTGCAATCCTTGCAATCTGCGGATTTCTTTACCAGATGCTCCGCGTTTGATAGCGTTCTTTATAGCCTCTTCTCGCATCTTAAGGTTGTAATTATAAGACTTACTATCCTGTTTCGCACGAGCTTCGGCCATGGCCATCTCAGCAGGAGACATACCCGGCGTAGCACCTTCACCTTTCTTACGCCACTTCATACCTTTTTTACCGTAGTGTAAAAGAGTGTCTTCCGAAGAGTCAGAGTGCTTCGTAGGTTTATTATAGAAGCTAAGAGCCTTTTCAGACTTCGCGTTAAGTTTTTTATTCTTCTTTTGAAGCTCGTCAATCTCTTTTTGAATCTTAGCACGTTTTTTCTTTGTTTTCTCGGCGTATTTGCCGCTTGTTGGGCCAGTCATTGATTCATATAACTTAGAAAGACGCTCAGTATTTTTGTTAAATTCTTGTGAATGTGGTGCGGATTGCATTGCTGGAGCTAATCCGGCCATACCAACACCCTGAGCACCCTCGCCCTTCTTCTTCCATTTCATACCCTTCTTTCCATAATGTTGAAGGATATCTTCATTAGATGGAATGTAGACCCCGTTAATAATTTCACCCATATTTACTCCAAAATGATTAATCGCACCCCTCTTCCATTTGTTTGAAACAATACCATCAGAAAAGGCGGGACCGCTTCCGCTAAAATCCCAAGACGGTTTACTATATCGTTTAATATTAGAAGACATAGTTTCTTTACCGCTTGAGTCCTTAATGGTATAGGATGTATGTTCATGGTTGTTTATAGTTGAGATAATAGACTTACGAACATTTGGGTCGATTTTATCTTTACGATATCGAGATGGTGCGGATGATTTAAATAATCGCTTACCGGCACCTTGTTGAGAATTATATTCATCATATTTTCTCTTACCATAAATACCAAGTGAGACACCTGTGGTAACGCCACCTATAGTCGATAGAGCCGAAGGCAGCGCGGCATTCACAGCGGCATTGGCTGCATTTTGAGTCCCAACGAAAGAAGCTCCTTTTGAGATAGCTCCTAATACAGCATTGTCTGCTGCTGGTTGTAATATATTATTGATAGCAACTTGCCTAGATATAGCAAAAGCGGTTCCGCCACTTGGACCGACCAAGCCAGTAGTAGCAAGAGCTCTACTAATCTTACCATCCTTATTATACTTAGCTCGACGAGCAGGATCCATACCTTTACCAGAATATGAAGCGGTATCATATCCTCGAAGTTTGGAGTTTTTCTGCTGTCTAGCCTCTGCTTCTTTTAATTGTTTAGAATAGTCTGAATCTGAAATGCGACCTTTTCGATGGTCTTTGTTTAAACTATTAACCTCTTTAAATAGACGGCGGCTTTCTCTTTTAAGACCGCTCTTGCTGTCTGTGGAGTTAGAGGTGAGTTTACCCAAAGAGTTCTTATTTCCTTTTGATCCATAACTCAAGACATTCGCGGCTTTTTCAATAGCTATTGAGTCTTTATCGGTACCAAGCGTACGATCTTTAAGAATTTTATTATTTCTAATAATTGTCTTGATATCACGCATAGCTGCCGAATTATGAATTTTTGGGTTATATTTAACGCCGCCTTTTGTCATAACAGAGTTGATAGATTCGCTTTCGGCTAATATATTATTATCTCTTAATCTACCATACTTCTGTAGCTTATCGAAAGCTTTTACTACACGGCGTGTTCCACGGACGGCTTTATTAAACGCCCGTTTGTTAGGGTCGCCGAAGATATGCATACCCCACTTCATACCCTTACGACCAGCGTGCTGGATCATAAATCGGTTCTGAATAGTTTCTGGGATATATACATCGACGCCACCCACATTAATGGACTGTGTGAATTTAGTCATAGTTGTTGGTACATCCTTAAATGCTTTAGCCCATTCTTGTTTCTTCTTGAAAGCCTCAATAGCATCTTTTGCTGCTTGTCCGGATTTACCATTACCAACAACACTTGATGGCACCTTAGAATATACATCTAATGCGGCGGAGGCTGCTTTACCAACAAAAGCAAGACGAGCTTGTTTCTTTTTCTGTAGAGCTTCTCTCCGAGCTTTCTCGGGAGCCTCTACTAGTTCTTTAAACTTCCTTTCTGCTTCTAAGCGAGCGATCTTAGACTTTAGAGCCTTGGTTGACATATTATCACGGCTGCGATACATATCAAGAAATTCTGCTTCTCGCATACGCTCATCTACAGATTTGCGAAGTTTCTTAGGGATTTTGACGTTTTTAGGATCGGCGTTCTTGTCGCGTCTAAAGCGTCCGCCAGAACCAATACGCCTCCTCCCGAAAATATTCATACCCCACTTCATACCTTTACGCCCGGCATGGTGGAGTTCATCAGATGTCAAGTTTGACAAGTTCTACCTCCCATCTAGCGCGAGTGAGATTCTCATCCCGAGCCTCTTTTAATGCGGTAAGAACAGATGCTTGAGGTGGGTCATAGGATATGAGAGCCGAGATACAAACATAGTTCTTAGCAAAGGTATTATTTCTAAGGCGTTCCTTAATCCCTTCAGCCAAATCCATATGGCCGTAGAAGAACTCTGCCCAAGTTAGATTAGGCTCGGCGATAACACTAACATTATGGCCAATCCCATTCTGAACAAGAACACCAAGTGCCGCGTCAATTGCCACACCCAGTTGAGTCTTAACTACATGATTTGAATTCGGTTCGGAATCATGTAACACCCCGACGAAGTTGAGTACGTCTTCATAGATAGTAGTCATAAACTTCATCCTTACCACAATTTTGTGTCACCCGGTTTACGTTCAACCCACGTTTGATACTCCTTTTGATCGTAGTGGATACGTTTATGGGTGCTGTCAGAGACCGTAATCAGTCCGTCAGGATCGAAGCAATTCTCGGTCAAGTTTTCTATATCCTCCTTAGTTAGCGGATTCATGTGATGAACCGTAATCGGCCCTTCCACAAACAATTTCCGAACACCAAGGTCTTGAGCTAGGTCTCTGCGTATAATCGCGGCACGACATTGTTGCCATGCATGAGACTTGTAGAACTGATTAGATATTTCTCTCGGAGCTTCATGATGTACACCACGAAGTCTTAGATAGTTTAGCCGCTCAGTATAGGACTCAAGTTTGGACATTTCTTTATAGGTGAGTCTATTGCTCATAGAATTCACCCTCAATGACTTCTGCCGGCTTACCAGAATATCCTTGGAATGCCTTGTATGCTTGTTTGAAGTCAAGTTCAGATTCCTGGTCGCTACGAATCAAATCAATACGTGCTTGTAGTAACTCCGCTTGTAATTCCAACTGCTTACGTTCAAGGCGAGCCTTAGGACTAGCTTGGTTTAGCCAGTAGACAATCTCAGAGGCCGATGCTGTTCCTTCCTGAAGACGCTTTTCCGATAGACCCATAGCGAGTTCCATCATTTGCAATTCACGCTGTTCAGGCGAACGTGCAGGTCTGTAGGCTCTCTGGTTATCGAATTCAGCTACTTCATTCGTCATAGTTATTCAGCCTCTCCTTTCTTCCGTGGTTTGACCGTGTCGGGTTCAACGATATAAGGTTGGTTCATAACAAACCCTTCATCAGTTTGAAGCCATTCGTCACCAACATTCACGACAACTAGACGTTCCTCACGCTTAGCTAATCGTACAACATTGTCCTCTGCTTGATCAGGGGTTGAACGAATGAATACCCCGGCAGGTGCTACAACTTTATAGGTAGTTTTTGCTGCTGCCACGATAATTCTCCTCTCTTTCTTTATCATTAGAACCCTTTTTCATAAGTTTTGGACTCCAATAGACCGACTTTAGGCGAGTTTTCAGAACACTCATCAGTCCTGTCTAACAAGTCTTCAAAGCGCAATTGTGAAAGGAGCCAAAGTCAACCGCACTTTTATACCCAATCCTAGAATCAGCCTATTGGAATCCAAAACCATTTTGAAAAAAATCGCAACGGGGGAATTTTTGATACCAGCCCCGATGCTAAAGAGGGAGCCCTGTAATGGACACCCCCGGGGGTCTAAAGTTTTATTTCTTCTTCATCTTCATTAAGAAACTCAAGATCTTCTTCGTAATCTTCAGGTTTTGGTATCAACTTTAGATTTCCGAAGATGTTCTCTTCAAGCATCGAAGACACCGCTACCGACCAGGCATGTTCGTAATCTTCAATTGAACTGTCATTCAACATTGGCATGAGTGATGCGATGTAAGACTCAAGGTTGTAACCATGATCAATGTCCCAACGTCGCCAAAGCTCATACTGAGTCCAAGGATTGAATGGGTTGTCCTCTGTCGTTAACATAGGTTTCTCTCCTTTCTATGTTGTACTGTTGTGATAGTAACAACATGATGTATCATACTTAGTCGTGGTCGCCCACTAACTTCTATTCAGCTTTGATCTTACCAATAGTAGAGCTACTTACACCTAAAGCTTCCGCTACTTGTGCTATAGTGTAGCCATTAGCAAGCAGGGCCTTAGCTTTACTCTTACGAGCTTCGGTCATCTGTTTGTTAGCTCTTGGTGTAGCAAGGGACTTAAGCTGGCTATCATCCATAAAGGATACCAGTTCTTTTAGTAGAGTACCGGATACAGCATTAGATTGTACCGCATCCCATTCCTCATCTGTAATAGTGACGGGCGTTCTTTCTGCCCCTACCATAGACCTTGCTTTGTTCAAAGCTTGTTGTTTGATACGAGAGATCTCATCCTTCTTCAGAACTTCATCCTCTGATCTACGAGCAATCTCTGCCTTACTAGATACCTCAGCCATACGCTGAGCTTGCCGTTCTTTAATACGGTTAATCTTTACTTTGTTGACCTTGTCTTTCATGGACAAGACTTCCTCTGAATAAATCTTAGCCGCTTTAGGATCACGGGCAGGCATCTTGATGCCAGTCATTTCTGCGTCGACCTTATTCTTGAACGCCTTGAGTTCATTTATATAGTCCGCATAATGATGCTCCGTCTTAGTTGCGTTAGGCCCAAGGAAGATGTTGGCATCCTTAACCATGTTGACAACATAAGTTTCTTTCTTATTACGCCATACGGTTTTAGTACCACCCGACTTAGATTTAGGGTCAGGTATTTGTACTTGATACCCGTCAGTAATAACAGATTGTTTATGCCGGGATATAATGGTGGCCGCCGATTCATATTCTTTATCAGGCGTTAAATCTTTTTTCAACTTAGCTGGGTCAATTACTTTATCAACCCGACGAGTCTTAGGATTATAACGTTCTAGTTCGCCATACTTAACCCTATCGATATGCGTCATATAACGTTTCATTAATGCGTCGATACCATTCTCTTCAGCAGAGCGCTTATAATTAAGCTTATGTTTCTCAGCATCAATAACCACCATCGAATGTTTTACAGCACGCGCAATCTCACTAGATGGTGCGCCTTGTAATGTCATATCAGTAATAAGGTTCGATACAGTACCCATCAATGTTTGTTGGAACTTCTTATCAATAGGTTTAAATGTACCAGGCTTATCCGCATACATATTAGGGTCAAAGTTCTTAAGCTCTTTAAGACTATCCCTAGTTTTAAACTTCCCTTTATTATTAGGGATAACATATGCAGTATCCCCATCGAAGTCAGCCCCAGACATTTTAGATGCGACCTTCGGATGAATACCGATAGCATCAGGACTGTCCTTAGAAATCATCTTACGAGCTACGCTATTATTATTAACAGTAAGCTCAGGGATTTCAAAGCGTCCACCATGAGGATATCGGATAAGGACAACCTTCTCGCCATTCTTATAATTAGGAGCATATACTTCATTCTCCTTCATATCAGGAACTGGCAAGATAACGTGACCTTGGAAATCTTTAGGAGCAGCAGCCTTCATATGGACTTGCTTAGACTCAAGGTCAGACACAAATGACTCCATCAACTGTTTCTTAATTACAGGATTATTTACTTTCTGAATACTTTCATACTCGTCTTGTACCTGCTTCATAGTTGCTTTTAATCGTTCATGTACAACAGTTGTAGGTTGTTTAGAAAGGAATTGAGAAGATAAGGCTTTAGACCAATTACCCCAATCACCTTCCTCATTTACGATATTAACAGAACCAATTTGCGGAACCTTATTTCCAAACCGGTCTTTAACTCCAGGTTTATAAACAGGATTACCCTTGCTATCCACAAGCGTATTCTGGCGCTTTACAGTGGCTCCAAATGGGTTTGGTCCATCAATAGGGGCGCCACCTTCAGGGTTCTTCTTAAGCTCTTTAAGGACTTCCTGAGGCGTCTTATTAGCTGTCTTATTGGTATTAAAGATAATATCTGTACCTTTGGGAACATTCTTGAACATTTCCTCAGTACCATATAAAGCCATACCCTTAAGATAATGCGTATCACCTACAGCAATACGAACCTGAGCATACGATGCTTTACCAAGATTTAAATCTTTAACGCCAGGACGTAAGAACATAGCTCCATCCATCATAGCGCCGTCATCATTGGTACCATGACCCTTTTGTCCTTCAGGAATAGCATAACGAATATGAACTCTATCCCATCCAATCGACTTAGGGCGCTCCATTTGTTGGAACATACGGGCGTCGCCATTAACGGCAAACTCTTCAACAGGACGAACTTTATCCATGTTTTGATAGATTTCGCGTCGTTCGACCCCTTTTTTCGTCAAAACCTTGACTGGGGTTGAGTTATTTTTGTCTGTAACCTGAGCAATACGTAGATTATGCACCTCGTATTCGCCAGATTCCACCAAAGCATTAAGACCAGCCTTGAGTTTTTCCTTAGAAATACCCATCTGAATCTCTACGCCCTTACCAACATCGATGTATTTTGACCGTTTTACAGCCGCTTCAAGTGTATCTGCGACCGCTTCAGTCTGCACTCTTTGTGCTCTAGCGCTCTTATTTGGGTTCTTAATTTCGTCCAAATAGTTGCGAACAGTCTGTCCAGTAGTCCCAATTGTCTTGGCAATATCGTCAATAATCATACCTTCGGACTGCAATTTTGAGATCCGTTGCATGTTATATTGCTTCAATTCTTCCTTGGCAATTGTTACTTTTGAACGATAAACTGTTGTGGAAAGACCCATTTGTTTTGCAATTTCATTGTCCGATAAACCGCGTTTTTTCATCTCATCACGGTCTTCAATGAACTTATAATTCTTCGGCAAATGCAAAGATGGATCCCAAGGATAACGTCCAGACTTGCGTTTTACCCCATAATGTTTAAGGATAATTTCTCGTCCGACATCCGAAAGTTGGCTCAAATCGTTCATGATTTCATCTTCATTTCCGAAGACATTTCCGAAATCCAATGCGTAATCCTCCTCAAAAATCTTAAAAATACCCAAATCACTAGCACGTCGTATAAGGCCATATAAGGCCCGTCACAGCATTTTAGCCCAAAGATGAACTATTTACCGGACAATAACGTAAAACGCGATACAGGGCGAATATGGGCCTCTGAGGGCTATTGTAGCGCCTTTAACTTCCCAAAACTGAGAAAAACCCATAAAAACTATAAAAATGCATACCTGAAATGATATATAAGCTTGAAACCACCTAGGTCTGGTATATGCGAGAAAGTACAAACTTCACCAACACTTGATTGGGTAAATTGGCTGTAGCGAGACCATCGGAACATCATGCCCGCTACCCATTTACGTCATGTTTATGAAACACACTTTTATCACGAACATGTAGCTTGCTGCTAGTACCACATGTCTAACCAAAATTAAAAATAGGAGATTATGAAATCCAACGCCGAAGCGCCAGACCAAGGCCCGAACGCTCGTATCGAGCTACCAGACCAAAACTAGGGAAAAATAAGAAAATCTAGTCGGAACACTTTTGAGGTGATGTTGCAGGAAATGACAGAAACTGCAACTTTTGTTATGAGTAAATAATTCAGAAAGGAAACATTTGTAAGGAGGCTTAACAATGCCTATGTTATGACGCCTACCCAAACAAGTAAAACTTACTCACACTCACCCAGACCTAAGCGGTTTGAAGCTTATATATCAAATCATACCCGGCGATGCCAGGGAGTATTATAATTACTAAAATAAATATGTATTTTTACTAAAAACTAACAAAATTAACCAAAATCACACAAAACCCCAATTTTCCTATAATATTAGACTTTTGTGCCACTTTTTCCCAAAATCCCCAAAATCCCACGGTTTTTTCAGAAACTTTTTATATATATTGATTAGAATTCCTTGTTTATTATACCATTTTTTATACTTTTAAGATTATAGTTCCCGTACGCGCGAGACTATTAAAAATAATATAAATATATATAATAAAACAACACAATACCATACAACCCTATAAACCCTATAAAAGTCATATAAAATCTAATTAAT